GTAATTGACAATTGATATTAGTGAATTTATGGAGGCTCTTGACGAGTCTCCCTTTGCAGAAATTCCAGTAGACGTAAAGACATTTGTTGAAGGTGAAAAGTTTTTAAATCAGCCACCACTATCTGAATACCAGTACACTTTGGTAGAGTGCATGAGTCAAATCTATAAAGAAAAAGATCTGATTAGATTTATGGGGGAAGAAGCTGGTAAGCAACATTTTAGAAAGTATACAAAAAATGAAGTAATCATGCAGCTTGGTAAAGGTAGTGGAAAAGACTTTTCTTCAACAGTTGGTTGTGCCTATTTAGTTTACAAACTTTTATGCTTAAAAGATCCTTCTAGATATTTTGGAAAGCCAAGCAATGATGCTATTGATATTATGAACGTTGCTATCAACGCTCAACAGGCTAAAAATGTTTTCTTCAAAGGTTTTAAAACAAAGATTACTGGATCACCATGGTTTGCAGGAAAGTTTGACCCACCAAAGATTGATAGTATAGAGTTTGACAAGTCAATTACAGTTTATTCTGGACACTCTGAAAGAGAGTCTGCTGAAGGCTTAAACTTAATACTTGCAATTCTTGATGAGATTTCTGGTTTTGCAATGGAGTCTGCTAGTGGAAATGATCAGGCTAAGACTGCTGACAATATCTATAAAGCGTTTCGTGGATCTGTAGACTCACGTTTTCCAGATTATGGAAAAGTTGTACTGCTATCATTCCCTCGTTTTAAGGGTGACTTTATTACAAGCAGATATGAAGACGTTATTGCTGAAAAAGAAACTGTTGTTAGATCTCATGAGTTTATAATCAATCCTTTACTTTCTGAAGATGATCCAAGTAATAAATTTACTGTTGAATGGGATGAAGACATTATTAACTCATACAGGATTCCAGGAGTATTTGCTTTAAAGCGTCCAACTTGGGAAATTAATCCAACAAGAAGTATTGAAGATTTCAAGATTGCGTTCCTTACGGATATGGCTGATGCACAAATGCGTTTTGCTTGTATGCCAACAACGTCATCAGATGCTTTCTTTAAGAATAGAGAAAAGCTTTCTATGGCATTTAAAAAGACTAATCCAATTGACATTTCAAAAAGACTTGAGGAGTCCTTTACTCCAGATCCAGAAACAACTTACTATGTTCATGCTGACCTTGCACAAAAACATGATAAGTGTGCTGTTTCAATTGCACATGTTGATAAGTGGGTAAGCGTTCAATCATTTAATAACTATGAGCAGATCGTTCCCTTTATTGTTGTAGATGCAATTGTATATTGGGAGCCAAGAAAAGAGGGTCCAGTAGATTTATCAGAAGTTAAAAACTGGATTATTAATTTAAGAAGGCTTGGCTTTAACTTAGGGCTTGTTACTTTTGATAGATGGAACTCTTTTGATATTCAAAGAGACTTAACAAGTGTTGGAATTAAAACAGAAACTCTTTCAGTAGCCAAGAAGCATTATGAAGACTTATCAATGCTTATTTATGAAGAAAGAGTTGTATTACCTCAAATAGATTTATTACTTGAAGAAATGCAAGAGTTAAGAATTATGAGTAATAATAGAGTAGACCACCCTAGAAAGAAATCTAAGGACTTAGCTGATGCTATGTGTGGATCTGTTTATAATGCAATTAGTCATACAAGAAGAGAAAAGATTCAGGAAGTAGAAGTTCACACATATGAGTCCCGTTCAAAAGTTGACAAGGAAGATAAAAAAGTGGTACAATCAAAGCCTGAAATGACAGAAGATATTAAAGAGTATCTTATGAATTTTAATTTAATTTAGTAGAAATGGAAAATAATGAGTAAAAGAGTTCTTTTAACTGGTGCTAGTGGCTTTGTTGGAAGCCATGTTCTAAGGCATCTATTAGTAAATACAGACTGGTTTGTAGTTTGCCCAACAACATTTACGCATAAAGGTTTGACTGATAGAATCAATGTTGCCTGTGATGACTTGCCAGATGCATACAGCAGAGTAAAGGTAATTAAGACAGATCTTACTGCACCAATTTCTCCAGTAACAGCACACACATTTGGCAAAATTGACTATGTAATAAATGTTGCTAGTGAAAGTCATGTTGACAGAAGCATTGAAGAGCCAACTCCATTTATTTTAAACAACGTATCTTTAATTTGCAACCTCCTTGATTGGGCTAGAGTTGCAAAGCCAGATAAGTTCTTACATATTTCAACTGATGAAGTATATGGTCCTGCACCAAAGGGACATGCTCATAAGGAATGGGTAGATCAATATTTCCCAAGTAATCCTTATTCTGCATCCAAGGCAGCTCAGGAAAGCATTGCATTCTCTTACTGGAGAACTTATGGAATTCCAATTGCAATTACTAATACCATGAATATTATTGGTGAAACTCAGGATACTGAAAAGTTTATGCCAATGGTAATCAAGAAAGTTCTTAATGGAGAGACTATGAAGATTCATGCATCTCCAGAAGGAGAAATTGGAAGTCGTTTTTATCTACACGCTCGTAATCAAGCAGATGGTCTTCTTCATACTCTTAAGCAAGATTTCCCTCTTTATGGTCAGTCAGACACTCCAGCAAAGTTTCACATTGTTGGTGAAAGAGAAGTTAACAACTTAGAAATGGCTCAAATGATTGCATCAGCAGTTGGAAAGCCACTACGCTATGAACTAGAAGACTTTCATTCCTCACGTCCAGGACATGATTTAAGATATGCCCTAGATGGAAAGAAGATAGCTGATACAGGTTGGATAGCACCAATGCCACTAGAAGAATCTATTAGAAAGACAGTTGAGTGGACTCTTAAGCATCCAGAGTGGCTAAACTTGTGAGAGAATATTTAGCTAAAAATGATATTTGCTTTGACGATATCTTAATGGTTCCACAGTATTCAGAAGTTATCAGCAGAAGTGTGGTTGATTTTAAGATGGCAATTGGAGGATACTCCTGGCTAGACCTACCTATAATCGCATCACCAATGGATACGGTTTGTGAAAAAGATATGGCTATTGCTATTGCAGAGTCTGGAGGAGTTGGAATAATCCATAGGTTTATGCCTGAAGACAAGCAAATAAAAATGGTTGAAGAAGTTTGTTGTCATAATGGTCTAAGCTTATCTGTTGGTGCAGCACTATCTACTACTTTCCTTCAAGAAAATGTGGAAAAATTAATTGATGCAGGAGCCTCAATGCTTTTAATTGATACTGCTAACGGTCATAGCAAAATGGCTATTGATGCAGTTGAAAGGCTTAAGAGTATTGTTGGAGACTCTGTTCATATTATGGCTGGAAATGTTTCTACCGTAGAGGGCTATATAGCACTTGACTCTGCAGGGGCAGACTCTGTTAGAGTTGGTATTGGTGGAGGAAGCATGTGTACTACTAGAATAGTTTCTGGACATGGTATTCCAACACTATCTTCAATTATAAACGTGCGAGAAGCAAAAGATAAGTTTAATTTAAATGCTGGAATCATAGCAGATGGTGGAATTAGAAACACTGGCGATATGGTTAAGGCTTTTGCAGCAGGAGCAGATGCAGTAATGCTAGGGTCAATGTTGGCAGGAACTGAAGAAGCTCCTGGAGACTTATACTTTGAAGGAGATAAAAAGTTTAAATCTTTTAGAGGAATGGCTAGTAAAGAAGCTAATAAAGATAAGGACATTGCAGTTGCAGAAGGAATTTCTACAAGAATTCCCTATAAGGGATCTGTAAAAGATATTATTAAAGATATTAAGGGTGGTCTTGGAAGTGGCTGCTCATATTCTGGAGTTGACTTCTTGATGCATCTTTATGAAAATTCAATGTATACAAAAGTTTCTCCACTATCTGTAAAGGAGTCTTTACCACATGGAAGATAATGATGATATTTCTGAACAAGAATTATCTGAAGTAATTGAATATCTTATTGAAGTAGGAGCTATGGAAATTATGGGGTATGATTCTATATCTGATCAATTTACATACAAAGTTACTTCAAAATGTAAAGAAATTTATCCAGAACTATATTATGCACATTATGAGGCTGTTGGAGAAATGGCTAGTCAATTATGGATGAAAGATGTTATTGACATTGTTTTTACTGAAGGTCAAACAGTTGTTGGAGTAACTCCAGAACAGGTTGAGTATATAAAAGAAAATATGCTTACTTTTACTGATGATGAAAGATTTTTTCTTGACGTACTTCTTGAGCGATACGATCAAAGATAAGATATAATATATCTATGGCAATTAAACCTGGAAGTTATGTAATTAGAAGAAACTATGGTGGCTGCAGAGGATATGCTGTAGTTGGTGAAGGTGGAATTCATGGATGCCACACCACTAGAGCTTCTGCAGTTAATCAACAAAGAGCTATTTATGCTGCAACAGCAAGAAAGTCTGATGAATGGGAGGGCGAACCTCTTTACAATATGCTTTCAGAAGATGAAAAAGCTTTTGCAGACTCATTATTAAAATTAGCAGAAGAAGTTGGACCACTTGACCAGTCAGAGGGTATTTGGGTTGGGTATGAAGATGGTTCAAATAATGAAAGTGCCTCTATTGGTGTTAAGTGCGGAAACTGTGTACTACACAAGTCATCAGCTGCTTGTGCTATTATTTCCCAACAGATTGAAGAAGAAGGTGCTTGTAGACTTGCAGTGATTCCAGATGGATATGTTAATTCAGATGGAGATACTATGGACGAAGATATGGATAATGAACTAGAAATGTCAAAGGCAGGTTCTGTAAGAGTTGGACAAATGGTTTCCTGGAATTCAAGTGGCGGAACTGCTAGAGGAAAAGTTGTAAGAGTAGTTAGAAATGGATCTATCAATGTTCCTAATTCTGATTTTACAATTACTGGAACTCCAGATAACCCAGCAGCACTTATTAGAATTTATAGAGATGGAAAACCAACAGACACTTTAGTTGGTCATAAAACAGATACCCTCAGTATTTCATCTTCAAAGTCACATGATGGTAATGATGATGTTATAGGAAATGATGATGTTCCAAATAAAAGACCTCACTCTATGGAAGATTGCAATGATAAAAATTGTCCAGAGCATCACATGGGTAAAAGGG